AATTTTTCCGATATTGGAAGTAGACTAACTTTAAGACGACACAATCCACACGTAGTAAAATATATGGATCAACAGCTTGAAAAAGCTAAGGCCAAATATGAAAAGGATAGACTGCGTAGATACAAAAGATTAGAAAAATATGCTGACAATGCATTTGAAGATAAACAATATGCTTCAGCTATAAATGCTGAATATAGATCAGGACAATTAGCTGGTTTATATGTAGATAAAAAAGAAGTAAAAGTATCAGGATTGGAGGGTATGTCACGTGCAGAGCTTGAGAAGAAACTCACAGAGCTTTCAAACAAGATCGATGGTTTCAACGCCAAAACGATCGAAGTTGAGCCAGAGACAAAAAAATTATCTAGTAAGTCATAATTGGACTTCCTTCATTACTGTTTTTAACGAGGTGCATAACGCTGATCTCAACGTAAACTTAGGCAAAATTAATGTTAAGACGGAAGAAAAGTAAATACAAACAAGCTCTCGTAGGTAATAAAAAATATTATTACTACAGAATTTATTGGTTAGATCCCTGCGGAGATGCTGGGCATGCGGAGGCTAGTGAGGTAAAAAAACTAAAGCCAGCCAAGATGATAACTCATGCATTTATTTTTGAGAAAAACCATAAATATGTTTGGACATTTGCTTCTTATGACGAAGAAGCTGCTGTATTTTCCGACAGGAATTGTCTACTTAGATCTAGTGTTTATAAGTTTGAAAGAGTATTAAACCGATCTGAATAATTTATGAAGAAGCGTGAGTCTAAACTCTGGCAAAGAATAAAAAAACACATAACAAAACCACATTTAATTCGTGTAGAATCTAATACTATCAATGGTATTCCTGACATAAATGGTTGTTGGAGTGGCAAAGAATTTTGGATTGAACTTAAATCGGACAAGGTAGGATATCCTAAGCTATCTAAATGGCAAATTAGTTGGATCAATAAACGAATCAAACACGGTGGTATAGTAATTATCTGCAATGAGACCCTCTCGCAGAGAGTTTTCCAACTGTACAGACCGTTGTCCGCGATTACTGATGCTCGTTTACTGAAACCTCGGTGCTCGTTCTCGTTTCCCGTACAATGGCCATCGGTGCAGGATGCCCTCTGGGATCTCCTGCAGCTGGATCCTGAAGCTCGTTCTCGTTCTCGTGACAAAGATCAACGAATCGGGGAAGAAATAATAAGGAACTCAGGCAGCATCACAAGTGAGGACTTGTCTGGTATCTGATTCTCGTTTATTCTCGTTGTCGGGGGCCAACTTTTCTATCATTGTTTTCCGTTGAGCCCCCTTCAGGAGCTGGTGCAGCACACTCCGTGTTCTCGTTTATAGAAGCTCGTTCTCGTTTTAAGAAAGGTATATCAATGTGTACCTGCAGCTACAGCCTCAGGACACAGGTACGGAAGCTGGGTGGACAAAAAGTTCCTGAACTTCCTACTTGACTTATCTCCCATCTGGTCTTATGTACACATCTGGATTAACAACGAAAGGATAACAATGAAAACACATGTAATTAAGGATGACGGTACGGTGACCGTGGTAGAAGGAAAGATAGAAGATCTAGATGCGATGCAGAAGCTCGTAAAGGGACCTATTGAAATAGTAAACGCAGCAATGCCTGCAGCATCTCCTGAGCTGCCAGGAGGAAAAGATCTTAAAGAGATGATAGTGAATGAAGAAGGTCTCTTCAACACTGCGTTCAAAACGAATCACAAAGCTAGGAAGCTTATAGCTCAAGGACTGGACGTGCAGCTGGAGAACATTCAGGACATCCGTGGTGATGTCTTCGTGACTGACGGATGGCGGATCGCGTGATGTCGTTCATTTTAATTCTCGCCCTGCTCTGGCCGAAGATTACCATGCCAGCACTGGGGCTCCTGGTGGTTACGCTGGTGGCAGTCTTGTGAAGCTCTCGCTCGTTCTCGTTGGAGTGCGCCTTGTTTAGAACTATTCTAAAGTGGATAGCATCACACGGGGGGCGGGCGTGGCAGTTTTTAGGTAAGACTTGTGGAATTTTTTTATTTGACTTATAGGTGGGATATGATAAGACAATGGAGAAAGATAACAAAAGGAGAAAAATATGGGACTAGATCAATTCGCACACATAAGAGACAAACAAAGTGGGCAGATGAAGCGACCAGACTTTGAAAAAGTCTATTCAGATAAATACGAGCCAACAATAGATGGTTTCGTTTGGAGAAAGCACTCACGACTTCAACAGTTTATGCAAAATATTTGGGCAGAACAAAATCCAAATAGTGAAGAGGCAATGAATGGAGAAGATGAACTGACGCTGAATAAAGATATTATAACCAACTTACGTAAAGAGATAGATGGCAACTATCATAATTCGTTTTGTAGTGGTGGCTTTTTTTGGGGACATCAGTTTCAAGAAGAAGCCGTCAAAGAATACTCCAAGCAAGATGTTCAGTTCTGTGATTGGGCTTTGGCACAAATCGAAAAGGGCGAAACTGTCGTCTATAATTGCTCGTGGTAAATCTCTCGTTGTTGCTTATCTCGTTGTTTAAAAAGAAAAGGGGGTACAAATGATGGGGGGACTAATTTGGTTTTCGCCATTAATATTTATCTACATATTATTAGTGATGGATATTATTAGTTTAGGTTCTGTTTTTAGTTTGTTCTAGCTTTGTCTGTGGAAAACCCATTATGAACAGGCAGACCCATAATGGACACAAAGTTGTTGAAGTTAATGTGGGATATGATAAGACAGGCTATTACTAACACTAACAAAGGAAAACAATGAGTAATGCAATAAGAAAGCTAAAGGCAGATGAGAAAAAAATCATCTTGGCTTATGCTACAATTAAACTGCAAGCAAATCGTTTATCTAAAGAGTTAGATACAATGAAACAAAACTTGGTTGATGTGTTTGAGAGAACCAAACAAAATCTAGTTATTGTTCAAGATGAGAATGGTTGTAGTTTTGGAGTGCAGAAAATCAAACGTAAAAGAAAGAAGTTTGAAACTGCTAACTTTAAAATAAAACATAATGATTTATTCAATCAGTTCTGTACTGAAATTGAATATAATGAGTTTAAAGCTATTGGGGATAGTAATGACAAATAGTTTGATGAACATATCTAAAGTATTAGCCGAGCAATCGGCTAATGCTCAACTTACTGACAACGTAAAGTTAGAACCTGACGCAGTTAGTAAATTAAATTATGAAGTTATGTATAAAATGTTAGAGGGCGAAGTAGAAAAGCTAATACTAGAAAATAATGGCAACCCTTTAATCGATAACTTTAAAACTAGGATTGTAAGAAAATTTAGTTACTTAATAGAAAAGTTAAGTAGCTAACTACAACCAACACCAATAGCCCGTAAGGGCTATTGGTGTTCTCTTATAGAAGGCTCAGCAAAACCAACAACCTGCTTTTCTTAATTTTTTTACGCTGGTCGCGTTGATATACAAGGTACTTGTATATTGTAAGAGTTTATAGCAAGTCGAATAGAAGTAGTGTATGCTGAAACGGTATGGTATAAAGGGACCCAAGAAAACAGAATTTTTAAGATGAGTACATTAGATCAATTAACAGATGATGAATTAAGAACCTTAATTCTTAAGAAGCAGATCGAATATATAAAATTATGTCAGGATGACTTTTTATTATTCGTGAAAGCTATGTGGCCTGATTTTATTTATAGGAACACAGAGGACCCTGAGAAATGGGGGCACCATCAAATAATAGCAAATGAGTTTCAAGACATAGCTTCAAAAGAATCTAAACGTCTTATTGTGAATATGCCACCAAGGCATACTAAATCAGAGTTCGCTTCATATTTATTTCCTGCTTGGATGATTGGTAAGAATCCTAAGATGAAACTTATGCAAGTATCACACAATGCTGAACTTGCTTCGCGGTTCGGTAGCAAAGTTAGAAACTTAATGGAAACCGAAGACTACAAAAGTATCTTCGGAGATGTTAGTCTAAGAGAAGATAGTAAGGCTAAAGGACGTTGGGAGACCAATCATGGTGGAGAATATTTTGCAGCGGGGGTAGGCGGTTCAATCACAGGACGAGGGGCGGACTTACTTATTATTGATGACCCACATACTGAACAAGACTCAATGTCTGACTCTGCTATGGAAAGAGCTTTTGAATGGTATTCATCAGGACCCCGACAACGTTTACAACCAGGAGGCTCAATCGTAGTTGTAATGACAAGATGGGCAACGGATGATTTAACAGGGAGGCTCATCAAATCACAATCTGAACCTAAATCAGATTCGTGGCGCGTTATTAATTTTCCAGCAATACTTCCCTCAGGTAATCCTGTATGGCCTGAATACTGGCCACTCGATGAATTAGAAAAAGTTAAAGCATCGGTGACAACGAAAAACTGGAATGCACAATACATGCAGGACCCAACGTCAGAGGAAGGTGCAATTATTAAAAGAGATTGGTGGCAACCGTGGAACGAAGAACGGATACCGACACTTAAACATGTGATGCAAAGTTATGATACTGCGTATTCTAAAAAAGAATCTGCAGATTACTCAGCTATTACAACGTGGGGAATATTTCAACCTGCAGAAGGTTATGAAGATTGTTTAATTTTATTAGATGCAATAAAAGGAAGGTTCGACTTTCCTGATCTTAAGAATTTAGCACTAGAGCAATATCAATACTGGCAACCTGAAACAACTATTGTTGAAGCTAAAGCTACAGGACAACCTTTGATTCATGAATTAAGACGAGCAGGTATACCTGTAATAGATTATGTTCCTGCAAGAGGTAGAGATAAGCATACTAGAATTAACTCAGTAGCCCCTATATTTGAGTCTGGTATGGTTTTTGCCCCAACAGATGAGAAATTTGCACAAGATGTTATTGAAGAAGTAGCTGCTTTTCCTCACGGTCAATACGATGACTATGTTGACTCTATGACCCAAGCAGTGATAAGATTCAGGGAAGGTGGATTTGTTACAACTTATTCTGATGCAATAGACGAACCTAATTTTAAGATTGAAAAAGATTATAGATACTATGGATAGGATTTAAATTATGCCAATAAAAGTAACACCAATCAAAGGTGGAAAATATGATAAAGCTGATGCTCAAGATAAAATGGAAAAAATTGGTAAAGCTAAGGAAAAAACTAAATTAAAACCAATAGGCGCACAGCCCGCAAACAAAGTTGAAAAAGTTGAAGGTATGATGACTGGTGGTATGTGCAGAGGTATGGGCGCAGCTATCAAAGGTGGAAAGTTTGGAGGAGTTAAGTAATGGGTGATGTGAGGACAGAAAGAAGAAAGCTTCTATTAATGAAAGAAGCTGAAATGAGATCTAAAAGAAAAAAAATGGGTAGAATGGGGCCTCTTAA